TTCGATAACCAAGAACTTGATTTTTACGAATCAACGATTCGTAGGGTAGGCGTTCCATTACCCTTAATGAAAACAAGTAAAATTAACTACTAGTTAGTTTTACATAGTTTTTTTGGAACGGAATGATACAGACCTTCGTCATTGTTGAGAACGATGATATCAATCATTTTTCCAATATACCAATTATAATACCTATTGCTTAATTCAAAACCTAATCTAAAGATAATATATCATCTTCATACAATTTATGTAAGTTTGTCTGTTTGTTAACATCGTTGATTTCAGTCAATGTTTCTAAGACATCATTCCAGAGAATGGTACAGATAGGTGAGTCGAAGTCTTTTTTGCAATGTTTAAATGTGGGTACTAGTTGTTTGTCTAGTTTTTTGTGAAGAACTGCTTTTTTGTGATAAAGTTTGTTAATATTGTGGTGGTGATTTTGAGAGTTAGTGTTGTCACCAATTGGAGAAGTTGTGTTATGGATCGTCAAGTGCATAATATATAAATGTTTTAAATATTTATATATTTAAATATGGAATAAGTATATTTGTATTATTTTATTAACATTGATTGGAATAAACAGAAAGAAACAGAGACTGTAAGAAACAACCCAAAGATCCATATAAAACACCCGTGTTCAAGGATATTTAAAATAATTATTTAAATTATGATAATACGTATTGAAAATTTATAAACATTTATAAACGATAAATAAAATGATAATAAAAAGTGTGAAAAAGGTAAAACGTATGATAATATTATGGTATATTAAAAACCCCGATGGAGTATCCGGATTAGGATATGCTAACAATGTTGAACAAGGTGGGTGCGAAGAAGATCTATGTGTACTCGAATCAAGATAATGAAGCACAAGACCGTTCCAAAAAAACTATGTAAAACGAACTAGTAGTTAATTTTACTTGTTTTCATTAAGGATAATGGAACGCCTACCCTACGAATCGTTGATTCGTAAAAATCAAGTTCTTGGTTATCGAACTTAATAAGTTCCAAAGTATTAAACTTTGTTAAATTAGTTCTTTAGATAAAAACTAATTGGTAGTATGAACTACTTACTACATATTACTATTAACAAATTATCTTTAAATTACTTACAAAATGACAACAATATTAACTTATTAAAAGTTATATGATAGTTTTACATAGTGATATAGTTAACAGTTGTAAGCCTTTGAGTTGACGGGTTGAGTGTGTACTTTGGTGATATGAACGTGTTTAGAACATTCAATGATGGTCACACAATCAGTTACGGTATGAGAATAAGTGATGACGAAAAACTTCAATTTTACAAACACGATTCTAGAAGAGGTAAGTCGGTAATTGTTAACGAGTTCGGTATTGGTGCGGTTACATCGACGAACAATGCATACAACGAGAACACAACAGACAAACTTAACGGTCTCTTCAATAAAGCAAAGAATGTATCAAGACACACTGGTTAAAAGACATACTATAAGTTTAAATAAAAATTGAAGTAGTACTTTGAACTAATCAAAGTAACCTCAACATAAGATAATCAATATAAAAATGACTCACGTGTTTACTTTCGAGAACATGCTGTCTAAGTATCATCCGTACATCGCGGATAAGTACAAAGACACTTGGGGACTCAACCAAGACTACAAGAACGAGGATCCTTCTCGTTCTTCGAGAATTCTTCAAATATTCTTCGAAGAATTCCGTAACAGAGCTCTGTGTAACTTAAAGAACCACTTTGGTAAGTGGTTGAATCAACATCTGTATAAGGAATGTATTGATGCGGGTTTGTCTATTGTATCAGAGATCAAAGAATGTGAGAATGGTTACGAAGTCAGTTGTTTCAAGCATACGGAACCATTACAAGATAATGTTGTTGTACCATTTGTACTAGACGGATGGTCGGGTGAGTGTTACATCATCAAATTAAATGATCAACAGGATAAGGGACGGTTTTTAATGCTTCTTGGACAGATGCTTCACGAGTATGGCATAGACTCGGAGAAACATCTAGAACGTGGTTTGATTGATCCAAATAACAGAGATTTGATGTTTCGTGCGATTCTTGTAGAGAATATCATTGGAAAGTTGTATAATATTGTCGAGTCTGTGATGTAGATATATTAATAGAAAATATGGAAAAGAGTGGGAGAGAAGTGTATAATTTTTTTAGTTGAGATGTTCAACAACCCAAAAACTAGCATATGTGTTGATTCTATCCATATATGGATTATCTAAATGATTTGAAATATTGATTGAATTGAATCCGTGAATGGTGAATATGTCGATATACCATGGAAACAAAGACGAACTCCTGAAAATAATCTTACCATTATGACTTAAATTGGTCTTTAACAAAGAACACAATTTACGTACATATGTTTCGTCCATCCAATCCATATGATCCATCAAAATAATCTTATCAAACTTATCCGTATTATTTTGTCTCAGAACGTTAATAATTGAATCGTTAACGTTCGTTAATCTATTAGTAACTCTATTTCTCAAATTTATGTAATTATGTTCTTTCAAGTATTCGGGACAATTATTTTTTGAAAAACAACCGTTAAGTATAACGTAATAATAATGGTTGTCATTCATAATATCACTGGATGTAAAAGTATTAATCAAAGATGTTACCAGATATTCCCCAACAGAACGGTTATCGTCGAGTATCATTTTCACTTGTTTATGAGGGACACCGAAGAATCTCCACATTAATCTTGTATTACCTACACAGAGTCCAAACCCATATAAAAGATATCGACCAATACACAAAGAAAACCTGTATTTCCAATTAGTTTTAGAATTTTCAAACAATGATTTTAATCGTAATCGATTAATAAACTTAACAATAGATCCCATTGAACCGTGAAAGTAAATAGAGTCTTTGAAATAATTGGTTTTACGTTTCCAAAAATCCATTGAAGAAGATGGTAAAACATTATATAAAACATTTTTTAAATAATTGGAAAAACCGAGATATTTACCAGTACCAAAGAGTTTCCACAAAGTACCGTAACATCCGTGTGTTATGGTTTTACATTTAAGTTCCATCAAGTGATATTGTGCCGGATTGATATCTGTACACACGACTGCGTTAGCCCCATCAAGCAATATACTAAAAACATTATCACCACCACCAGTCAATGTCAAAACTTTATCTGTGTGTTGTATATCGAGAATAGGTTTGTCTGCTAATGCGTCCTCCCAAGATATAGAATACAAAAAAGTGTCCGGAAACATCATTCTTAACAATTCAGTTTTCGATAATTCTTAAATTATTTTATCTACAATTCCATACTCTAGACACATATCTGGAGTCAAGTTCAGTTCTCGTTTAATAATTCTCTTCAAAAACGTTAGTGGTATAGACGTCTTCGAAGTATACAATTTCTCCAAATCTTTCATCATCTGAGCCGAGTTCTTCAACTCGTCTTGCAAATCATCATATTTCCCCCACACACCTCCTCGAATCTGGTGTATGAGAATGTTGCTGTTCTTTAACATATGTCTTTCTGTTCCACCAAGTAACATAAGAGTTGCAGCGCTTGCGACGAGACCATTAACGATGGTAACGATAGGAACTTTCATATTTTCGAGAGTGTTCATAATAGAGAAACCGGCGTATGCGTCACCACCATTACTATGAATGTAAAGAAAAATTTTTGGGATTTCTTCGAGATCAAGTTCCTGTTTAGTTTGGAGTAGTTCCAACTCAATCGTCTTTAACATTTTAGTTAATTCCAATATTGTGTGGACGTTGATGTCTTCATTGAAATAAATTTTGTTGTTTACAGCAACAATCTTAAAGTTATTATTGTTCATAATGAGTGTTTCGATATCATCTTCTTCTTTGGCAGACCGTTTTCGTTTGAAACCAGACATTTTATAAAAGAATGATCTAAATCATTTAAATAAGTTTTATTGATAATGTATTGATATTATTTAAGATATCTGTTTATATAAATCTTAAAAGACGAATGAGTCTGGCACAAGTAGGTTTAAGTAGAGAGTATATGTCGTATAATGATTTTGAGGAACTGATGTGTGAATCAGACAAGGGGTCTCATCACGGTTATCAACGATTTTATTATCCAATATTAATTAGATATCAGCATCAACCACTTCGTTTCTTGGAGATAGGTGTTGCGGATGGGGCTTCAATGAACATATGGAAAAAGTTTTTCTCAAGACCAAATCACATATATGGTATTGGTTACAAGAATCAACAGAAACAATATAAACAAGAAGTAGATAATACAATGACTTTGTTTATGGGAGACCAGTCTAACGAGTGTTTTCTAAAAGAATTTATTTATGATAGTAAAGGAAATTTCGATATTATTGTGGATGATGGATCTCACGTACCGAGTCACGTGATAACTAGTTTTGAGGTATTGTGGGAAACTTTGAAACCTGGAGGGTATTATATTATTGAAGATATCGAAACAAGTTATTGGAGTAAAAAGATGTCGATCTATGGTTACTCTCTAAAAAACGAGGGCTCGGTGGTTGATTATTTCAAAAATGTAACTGATGAAGTCAATAACGAGTTTAGATCAAGACCAACCTCACAAATAGGTTCCATATCCTTTATGTACAATATGATAATATTACAAAAAAAAGGAAAGGATGATACCAATTTTATCAATCGACCTTACCGTTTTCAACAATCTTTATAACAAAATCGATTGTATCATTCATAAATTGTTGTTTCGATTCTGTACTATGAAAGTGATTTTCACCCATATACTCCAAGTATCTGTGTAGGAATTCAATAACGATTGAAAACATTGTTCAATGGTATGATATCAGTAACTTTTAAATAGAAACGTAGTTTTGTATTGGCTTTATTGTGTATGTGAAGTGTATTTATTCAATTTATCTAAATATTGTGAGAGAGAATACGTTTCGAGTAGTTCATTCACGGAGTGTATGAAATTATATAAATAATGCATCAATTCAACATTTATCAATCTCAAACAATTAATTAACTTGATTTTAAATCGTTTTTAAGTTTTCTCATAAACCATAAAATACGATGAAAAATAAATTGATCCAGAAAACGAACTAACTTTAGATCTTATAACAAAGTTTACTACATCAAGAAAATGGCTGATTTCAACATTGATGATTTGACGAATCAGTTACAAAGTAATTGTGTGATTGAAGAGAAGAATGGAAAAGATGATAAGTTTTTACAAGGCGAGGATGCACGTAAGGTATGGGCGAAGTGTTTACCAAAGGATGATGTAGAGATGATAAAGGTTGACGAATTTAATGATAAATGCAACAATCAGTTTGTCAAAGTTGGAACAATCGTGCTGGACGAGAACATCGATTGTAACACAACTATCAAAGTAAAAGTGAAAAATAATGAATTATGGGGCAAACCGAGTGAGAACATTTATTTGATTGTACGGGACGAGTATATAATGAAAATTGGTGGTACACGGGATGGAATGAGTGGACGTTGGAATTCATACAAATGCGGACATTGTGTTCAACAAAGAAAGAACAAGAAAGGAGTACATTACCCCGGCAAGATGAGTGTAACGAATGCATATCTGTATCATACAATCGAAAAAGATCTTTTGGATAACCAATCCGTATGGGAAATTTATGTGTGGAATCTCCCACCAATGTACGTCACCCAAGAGATCCTCGGAACCCAAGTCAAAATTAAAACACAAACATTTCATGCATACGAATCGTGTTGTATAACAAAGTTCAAAGAACTGACAGGACAAATTCCTTTTCTTTGTAACAATTGTGATCCACAATATGTTAACGTGAAATGTGAAGACACTGAAGAGAACATAACAAAAGAAGATGAGAAAGAACCTGAAATTATTGAAAAATATCTTGAAGATATCAAAGATGCTGTGATAAAAATAACGGAGAGTACAAAGAAAGATTACAAATATGATGAGACGGTGTTTGGAAACGAAAAAGTAAAAGAGGAGATGGAGATAGCATATAAGATGAAACAATTACAGATGAAAGAAGGTGATATAGCACAAAAGGTGTTAGGGATGTTTCCGGAATGGGAAGATTTGAAAACAGGCCATTCTTCAGGATTGGATATCAAAAAGAAAGATAATAGTTGTATTATGGAAATCAAGAATAGTTGGAATACTTGTAATTCTGGTTCCCAAAAAGCAGTTTTGGATAAATTGTCTAATTATAAAAAGAAGAATCCAAATACGGTTTGTGTATGGGGAATCGTCAACCCAAGACCTAATTCAAAAAAATTAGAAGAGACCATTATTTATAATGGAGAACATATCTTGAAGTTACAAGGAACTAGATTATTAGAATATGTACTTACATATGACGGAAAAAGTTACAAAGATAAGATAGTGACATATGTTAAGAATATAATGTATTAAATTTATTCGAGAACTTTAATGATTCGTTTAGCAATAGCTTTTGCTAAATTGACAGGAACAGCGTTACCAATCTGTTTATATATTTGATTAACTGATCCGGCGAATTTGTATGTATCGGGAAACGTTTGGATACGAGCATATTCTAATGTTTGCAGTGGTCTAGTGTGTATAGGGTGACATCTTTCTGTTTGTTTTTGTGATGGTGTAGTAAGAAGAGTCAAACTAGGCTTGTTCATAGACAATCGTTTTAGGATCCCTCTTTTTCCACCACCCGAATCGTAACTTTTACCCAAGTATGACTTTTGAACATCTTTCGGTAAATCGATCCAACAACCGTCTTCTGGTATTTGTTTAAAAAGATCATACTTTGCTTTAGAATATTGTACACCTTGACTATCAGGACAGTCTTCCAATACATCTCTCAATATGGGTTTGTATGTAGACTGTTTTGGAAACTCGAATTTATTACCAACATCTTTACGAACACCAACAATAAAAAGTCGTTCTCTTTTTTGTGGAACATCATAATCATTCGCATTCAATACCTTATACGATATAGTATACTTTCCTATCTTATTAAACTCGTTTATGATATATTTTAATGTTTCTCCTTTGTTGTGTATCAACAACCCTTTCACATTTTCTAAAAGAAAAACTTTTGGTTGTAATTTGTTGATAATCGATACAAAAGACAAGACAAGTTTGCCTCTATTATCCGTAATACCGTTACGTTTACCCGCGAGAGAGAAAGATTGACAAGGGACACCACCCATAACAAGATCAATATTTGTATATTTTGACCAATCAATATTGTTCATATCGCCTTCATATACTTCAACTCCGGAATGATTCAAACGTAATGTTTGACAACAATATTTGTCGTTGTCATTAAGTAGAATGGGTGTGAAACCGGATGTGATAAATCCGTGACTAAGACCACCAGCACCGGCACAAACTTCAATAAAATTAAGAGTCATAATTATATAAATATAAACAGTTATTATTAAAATCAAATTTTTTGGATGTCTAAACGTACTTTTCAATAAACAATCGTTCTTTATCCGTAATATCAAAGTCATCGTAAACATCTTCATAACTCTCACAATTAAAACATATGAATAGACAAGTATAGATAAAATGGTAACAGTTATTAACCGTTCCCAAAAAAAACTATGTAAAACTGATGAAAGTAATGGAAGAAAATAGGTTACAAAAGTGTTACAAAAGTGTTACATTTGTTGAAAAGTATATACTTACTTAAAAGAATAAAACTAAGTTTTATCAAATTAATAGTGTAAATATGAAAACTGTTTGTAGTAAAAACTTTCAAACACAATATGCATATATAAACGATGTATATGTTCATATAACCGATTACATATCAAATCATAGAGATGAGAAACCTTTATGTGGGAAGAAACATGAATTGGTTTTATGTAACGGGGAAAAAAACAAAATACATTTTAGACAT